CCGTCTTCCTTACCTACAGGATCAAGTTTCTTCTTCTCACCAAGAACTTCTTGGTTCTTCTTGATGTTGACAGCGTGCTCGTGCATCTTCTCAACTACAATTTCCAGTTCAGTAACAGGAACGTTTCTTAAAACTTCTCCCTCTTCGCTGATCAGATCATAATGAGTTACAGTTCCATCCTCAAGCATAGTGTGCTGTTCGGGGATGCAGAGATACTCTTTACCTTCTTTCTTTACTTTAGCAGCACAGTTGTGCTTCTTAACCATTTTACCCGACTTAGGATCCTTTTCAAAATACTCAACCATGTCACCTTCGGGTTCAAATCCTGCTTTGACACAGTTATCTACGGTCTTACCACCCTTCTGCTTGGTGCCAGCAAGTTTGTATCCTTTCCAACATGCCTTGCCGTCAAGACCTTTCTTCTTACCTTCGCTGATGATTTCAATATATTGAACAGCAAGATCTTTCATACGCTCAGTTCCAAACTGAGTGTCGATTGCTTCAATCAAGTCATCATCTGTAGTATTCTCTACAATAATTCTATCTACTTTGGATGCAATCTCTCTTTGCTCAGAGACATTCAACCCAAGCATCCACGCTGATAATTCTACAGTGGTATTCATCTTCTCTTCTTTAATCGGTTTAGTTTTATTTATACGTTGCTTGACTTCCGAAGGTTTCTTCCACATATCATAATCAGATCCAGGGCACATTTCTTGAGTGAACTTTACAATCTGAGGACTACCCACTAAACGATTGTCAGCGTTAGTGCCTGACTTGTTCCACTGTTTATATTCCTTGATATCAGTAACCCATGACCTAAACATGTCACCTTCCTCAGTGATAGCAATCACATAGTTAGGACCACGACGATGGACTTTACCAATCGCACCATCAGAATTCTGTACATACGAACCAACCTCGTACAGATTTCCATGTCTGTACGAGGTCTGTGTTGCTTTCGTATTGAAATTAGTAAACTTCATCAATCGTTTTATTTTTATTTATTACTTAAGAAAATTAAAATTATCATCATCAAGACCAAGACGAACAGAACTAACAACAACTGCACCAATATATAACTCCAGAGCAAATCGATAAACATTGGACTTATCTTGAACTCTAACTCTTATGTAAGAGTCCGTTGGAGAAAATAAAGTAGCACCACAATTAAGCGGATCATTTGCTGTTAGTTTGTAAAATCCTTTACCTTTGATTTGAATGTAGTCACATTTTTTATAGTACTTTCTAATATCTGATGCATCAATTTTAACTCGCACTTCACCTAAAATTCCCTGCAGGGTTTTACTTGCCCTGGTTACATCAGCAGAAACTAACCCCTTAGAGGCAATATCCCATTTTTCATTTACTTTAGTCAAGATTTGACTTGTATTGACAATGGATGGGATTGCAGGATTTTGTTTTATTGATGGTTTTAATTTCCACCCATTACTATATGTCAATGTTGCAGACCCAAATGCTGCTCCTGGTTTTTCTTTTAACTCGACACCAACAGTAACACCTTTAGCATTAATGATTACATCTGGATCTCCGAGTCCAGTATCTGGTTCGGTTTGTTGAGTGTATCCAGCTCTATTTAATTTGGTAATCATTTGCCGTTCGTAGAGCTGTCCCTCATTAATCGTATCAGATAGAGATCCAGCAACATAATTAAAATAAACTAATACATCTCCACGATCTGGTCTCTTTTTTACTTTCATCAAGTAAGTAGTACTATCATTCTGTTCTAATGATACAGTAGTTGATTGAGATAAAAAGGTGTCAAGTGCCTGGACATTGGAGACAAATTGTTCGAAAGAAACTTGCTGAGCAAAAAACGTTGCTCTTATAATGTTGTTTTTTACATTTTTAAAAGTAAACTTACGGTGATGATTCATACCGTAAGTTGTTTTATTTTTTTGCCCAGGGTCTTTCAGTTCCTGCAATACAGTATTAGTATTAACTACTCTTAATGCCATCTCATAAACACTGTTTATGAGTATTTATTTGTTAACGATCACCTGCTGCACGATTCTCTGAATGATAGACATCAAAGGATCCACCAGGATAACGCTTCTCAAGTTTCTTAACGTTGGTAGCAATCACATCATCAAACGAGACACCCAATGCCATGGTTGCTTGTGCGACATACCACATAATGTCACCCAACTCAATAATGAGATGCTCTCGATTATCCCGATTCCAAGGCTTACCTTGGAAGACCATCTTCTTAATGATCTCAAGGAACTCACCACCTTCAGCATTAATCCCAACGCCAGCAGTAAGGAGACGCTCAATATTGGCACCCTCACGATCCAACTCGCCAATACGATCAGCGAAGTCAACAAAGTTCGTTGAACAGTCAGAAGTAACTGCCGAAACGAATTCTTCATAACGATCAAAATTAATCTTGCTCATACTTTTAAATCAGAAAATTTACTAAATTTGGAGAGAATGTTTTCAGAGTGATCGGAGTATTCAAACTCCTCGTGTTTGGTATCGAGGATGTCGTGTTGTGCCGATTGCTCAACATCATACAACCTCATCTTCGATCTGTCAATACCCACTGCAAATCTTTTATGAACAGTGAGATCGTTGTAGCGGTTCTTCAATTGTTTTACAAGAATCTGTCCCAGTTGTTCAGATTCTTCCGTGCTAATAAGGGCAAACATAAGGTCAGCAGTAGCAGGCAGACCAAAGGATTCACTAGTATCAGTGATATCAACATCGCTGCTACCATAACCAGAGCGAGTGGTTTGTGTTGCTGAAACAATAGGAACATTGAACTCAACAGCGAGACCACGAAGTTCTTCAGCGATACCCTTAACGAGGGTGTACGAGTTGACAAAACTTGCTTTAAATCTTTGTGAGGTACATATATTAAGGTAATCCACAAAGATAATATCTGGTCGAAAACTCCTCTTGAGAGACAGATCATTAAGAAGAGACCTAAAATGTCCCACATGAGCGGAAGCAGTTGGATACTCTTTAATGATAAGTTTTCCATTGGTCTTCTTACTTAGGTTCGCTACCTTATTCTCAAACATCTGTCTAGGCAAACTAGCTAGATCTTGAATAGGAACTCCCAAAAGATTAGCATCAATACGTTCTGCAATCTTCTCCTCTGACATCTCACATGTGATGTAGAGGACGTTCTTACCCTGCAGCAATGTTGCAGCAGCAACGTGACACATAAACAAGGACTTACCAACACCAGTGCCAGCAAGTGCAATATTTAATGTTTTGTTTGGCAGACCACCTTTGGTGATCTTATTGAATAGTTGAAGATCAAAAGGTATCTTAGATTCTACTCTAGTGTAAGAGTCAAATCGTTCTGAGAAATCTTCAAGATAGTTGTGACCAATCCTGTTGTCAAATGATACAGCAATTGCATCTTGAAGAATTGATGGGATTGCTCCCATCTCCTTCTCTTGATCATTACCATCTGCGATCTTAATACTCTCAAGCAGAGAGAGATAGATGGCACGATTGCGACACCACTCTTCAGTGGAATCTGTTAACCATTGCTGGTCAACTTTCTCTTCATTAAGATTATTAATAAGAGTGGTTACATTTTGAAAATCACTTTCAGTTAACGACTTTGTATTCTGAAGATCAACGTGAAGTGATTCTTTAGTAGGGCACTTCTCATACTTTGAAATGAATTCACTGATCAATCCATAAAGGACTTGAACCTCGTGATTCTCAAAGTATGATTTCTTCAGGTATGGATATACCTGACGGCGATACTCATCATTGGTGACAAGGTTCTTTAAAATTGTGAATTCAAGTGAGTTCATATGTAATGCAAATAAGATCCTACGATGTACTTGTCATCACTCACTGCAGATTTACCCTGGTGTGGGTAATTCCAGAGTGGTGGAAAAATTAACAGGCGACCCTGTTTCGGTTTTACTCTTTTATTGATGGAAACAAATTCAGTTTCACCACCTTTGTCTAATGTATTTAAGTACATGAAGAATGCCAGAAATCTCCTGGCACTTGCATGATCACCAACATCAACATGAGGAGCAAACTGGTCATCGGTTCCTG